CGGACGACCCGCCCGGCCGCGCCAAGGACGGAGCACGCGGCCGGGCATTTTAAGGAGATCGGCATGAGAACCAGCTACACAGGCGGGGCCGTCAACGGCGACCACGCGGTCGACGACTACAACAGCCGCGACGAACGCACCAAGGGCCACGCGCCCGCGAGCGTCGCCATCACCACCAAGCCGCACGCCGAGGCGTTGCCCGCGATGCAGCGGCTCAACGAACACCTGCACGCGACGTGCGAAAACGCGAAGGCGGTGCGGGACGAGTACCCGGAATTGAAGGACTGACCCCCTCGCCGCCTGCGGAAACGCAAGCGGCGGGATTGAACGAACCAACCAGCACGGAGGCAATCATGGTCGCAAGAAATCACAACCCCGCGAAATACGACCGCTACGCAGAAGCTGCAAAGCGCGGTATCTCATCCGCGAAACTCGACGAACTGATCGAGAGAGCGAAATCCGCGCCGCCGCTCGACGAACAGATGGAGGCGCACATCGACGAAGTGCTGGACGAGGTCGTGCCGCTGGTCACGACCGGCCAAGGCGAGTACGCGCAACACATCATGCCCGACGACGTTCGGCCCTGCGAAGACGATCCCGCAGTAGGCCCACAGCGACCCGTTCCCTCCGACGACGCCGACGCGGGCGACTCAGCCGCGATGCTGCGGAACGTGGCGCGATGGGCGGTGCTGGTGCTGGGCATCTTTGTCTGCTGGGCGGTGCTGGCGATCGTGGCGGGGGGTGCGAAGTGAGCGAATACAAAAAAGTGAAAACAAGCGCCGAAGGGGGAGATTGAGTACCGGTTGATTTTGGAAACGCAAAGGGCAGAACAATGATCGCACTACCAATCGCGCAACACAAAACGTCGCTACTCACGCACTCACGAATGACGTGTGCAAAGCAGTGTATGCGGAAGCATTATTTCCGATACGAGGTCGGCCTGCAACGCGATACCAAGTCGCAGCCGCTTCGCATGGGTCAGTGGTTTCACTACGGACTTGAGCGTGTCGACCTGGGCGACGATCTCGACGACGTGTGCGACATGATTCGCGCCGAGTACGCCATCACGCCATCGTGGGCAGACTCGCACGAATGGGCGACCGAATGCGAAAAGGTGATTCGCCTGCTCGCGGCTCATGTGTGGCGATGGTCCGAAGATCGCTTCGAGGTTGTCGCGACTGAGCAGGCGTTCATCCTGCCGCTTGCGAATCCTGACACCGGCGCATCGTCTCGCACGTTCAAAGTCGCGGGCAAGATCGACCGCATTGTCAAGCTGCCTGACGGTCGGCTCGCGGTTCAAGAATACAAGACGTGTGGCGTCGACATTACGCCCGGTTCTGACTACTGGATGCGGCTTCGCATCGACCAGCAAATCAGCATGTACATGCTCGCCGCGCGTCGGCTGGGCCACGATGTTCAGACAGTCATTTACGACGTGACACGCAAGCCCGCAACGCGCCCTCACACCATCCCTGCACCTGATGCTGATGGCGTCAAGATCGTTCTCGACGCGGACAACGAACGCGTCAAGAACGCAAACGGCAAGTGGAAGCAAAGCGCGTCTGCCGCTGATGGCCACAGGCTCGTGACGCGAAACGAGTCACCGCGAGAGTACGGCGACCGCCTCACCGCCGACATCGGCGACCGCCCCGAATACTACTTTCAACGGCAGGAGATTCCGCGACTCGACGCGGACCTTGCCGAGTTTGAATCGGAGTTATGGCAGATCGGCCAGATGATCCGCGACGCGCAGCGGCACGGCCGGCACTTCCGCAACACATCGGCGTGCCTGTCGCCTTACCGCTGCGAATACTTCACGATTTGTTCAGAGAGCGCGACGCCTGACCCGGCCACGGGTGTACCGGCAGGCTATGCGATTGACACCAACGTACACCCCGAATTGGAGATTGACGATGACGGCAACAGCAGCACCGAAACCCTTTAGGGCACCACCGCCACCACCGGGTGCCAGGCCATCCATCCGCGCGTTCGAGGTCGGCAGCGGCATCGTGACGTCGCCGCAACGCGTCGTCCTGTACGGCAGCGGCGGCATTGGCAAAACGACTCTTGTCTCGCTCTTGACCGAGATCGGCAAGCGCCCCCTTTTCCTTGACGTTGAGAGCGGCACAAATCGCCTTGCGGTGGATCGCGTTGAGTCGAAACACTTGCAGACGTTCGCCGATGTTCGCGCCGCGTTGTGCAGCGATTCGCTGTGGGCCGATCACGACGTGGTGGTTATCGACTCGCTGTCGAAGGTCGAAGACATGGCGGCTGTCCACGTATGCGAGGAAGCGGGCAAAGACAAGATCGAAGATGTCGACGGCGGATTCGGCAAAGGTTACCGCCGCCTGTACGAAACGATTCTGTCGCTGCTCACCGATCTGGACACGCATGTTCGTGCTGGCCGCGATGTCGTACTGATCGCGCACGAAACTAAAGCGAGCGTGCCCAACCCGCACGGCGAAGACTTCCTTCGCTATGAGCCGCGTCTGTACCAGGCGAATAAACACAGCGTTCGCGAAAAGGTCAAAGAGTGGGCCGACCACCTGTTGGCCGTGCTGTATGACGTGAGTACCAAAGAGGGCAAGGCGACGGGCCACGGATCGCGCGCCATCTACCTGAAAGAACTGCCAACGCACGTCGCGAAGTCTCGCGACAACCACGCGCCTGATGAACGTGTCGAGTCAATGCCCTACGACGAGGGCGACCCGGCCATCTGGCGTTACCTGTTCCAGACCAACAACAGCAAGTAAGGAGGCAACCATGCCACGGATTGATCGTGAAGGAATCTTTCGCGCGAACGTCGTCGAGATCGGCGTCGCGGAACCGGACAGCGGCGCTATCGGCGTCCAAATGAAGTTTGACATCATCGACATGCTCGTCGATGGCGAGTTTCAGGATTGGAGCGGCTACGCATTCGAGGTGTACGGGACCGTGTGGGTCGTCAAGAAAGACGGAACGCTCATCGACAAGAACGTCGAATCGCTGCGCGACTCCATCGGCTGGGACTGCAAGTTTGAAACGCTCGCGACCGAATGGCTTCCCGGCGTTGCGTGCCAGGTCGTCGTCAAGGGCGAGGAATACAAGGGGAAGATGCAGTTCCGCGTCGAGTGGGTCAACCCGTTCGACTATCAGGGCGGCGGCGGTATCGCGAAGGTTGAAACGTCGACCGCGAAGACACTCGACAGCCGATTCGGTTCAGCCCTTCGCGCGTTGGGTGGCGTCAAGGCGAAGAGCGCGCCCGCGCCATCGTGGCCACCATCGGCACCGCGTCCCGCTGCGAAGGCCGCGCCGTCGCCAGGTGGATCGGCTACGGCCACCAAGGAACGCCGCATCGCAACGACGATGGAGGACGCGTGGGCGGTGTACCAGTCGTCAAACATCACCGACGAAAAGCGCACTGCGGAATGGGAAGAAGCGTGCGCCGAAGTCGCGGCCTCGTCAGGGCGAGGATACGACGACTTCACCGCCGTTGACTGGCAAGAGGTCGCCGACAAGTGCATCCCATTTTGATGCTGTTGCTGGTCACGGACTAGCTGTCTCCCGGTCGGCGAAAGCCGCCCGGGAGCATTCCACCCACGGACTGATAAACGTCGTAAGGAGACGACATGCCCAACAGGATTCTTAGAGAAGGCATCATTACAAGCGATCGCGTAAACGCGCTCGATTGGGAATCAGAGGTGTTTTACCGACGCCTGATGTCCAAGGTGGACGACTACGGGCGCTTCGACGCGCGGACAGCGGTATTGAGAGCCGAATTGTACCCCTTGTGTCTGGATCGAATGCGAGATTCCAACGTGCAACGCTGCCTTGGCCAATGTGCCGCAGCCGGGCTCGTCCGTCTCTACGACATTCGCGGCAAGCAGTACCTAGAGCTACTCGATTTCCGCCAACAACTCCGCGCGAAGGTCAGTAAGTGGCCTGAGCCGCCGCAAACGGCTTCGTGCGCAGCAGATGCTACGCAGATGCGCAGCACATGCGTAGCATCTGCGCACTTAGTCGGAGTCGGAGTCGGAGTCGGAGTCGAGAGTCGAGAGGCGAGAGGCGCGGTCGGAGACGAAGGCGCAGTCGATTCCTGTTCCGAGCCGCAAGCGGCTGCGGAACCTGATCCCGTTTTGACGTTCCCATGTAAAGGCGAAGATCGCCAGTGGACGTTAAATCGCGGCAAAGTCGCCGAATGGGAAGACGCGTTTCCAGACATGGACGTGGCGGCAGAGTGCCGCAAAGCCCTGCAATGGACCCGTGATAACCCCACGAAGCGCAAGACATCTCGCGGCATGCTCAAGTTCCTAAGCGGCTGGCTGTCGCGTGCAAACGACGGCGGCAAGTACGCAAAGCGGGACGCCAAAGACGCCGACACGGTGGAGTGCCGCGATTTTGACGACGACGAAGCATTGGCCGCGTTCGGCGGGTCGGGGGGTGCCGCATGATCGTTCGCGACGACACGCTCCTGAAACGTGTGGACAACATTCCCGCATCACTGCGCGGTCGGCCGCAGTGGGTTTGCTGGTCAATCGAGGATCGCGGCGGTAAGCCCACCAAGGTGCCGATGCGCGTCGACGGCCAGGGCCGCGCCGACAGCACATCGGCTGAAACATGGGCAACGTACGCCGATGCGCTGGCGGCGTTCGAGGCTGGCGACTATGCGGGGATCGGGTTTGTGTTCAGCCCCGACGACGCGTATGTCGGCGTCGATCTCGACGACTGCATTGTCGACGGTGCGATTGCGCCCGAGGCACAGGCAATCATCGACTCGCTTGCCACATACACCGAGGTCAGCCCGTCGGGCAACGGCGTCAAGATCATCGGTATCGGCGCGAAGCCCGGCGCGAAGTGCCGCACGAAGGACGTGCATGGCTTCGGCGAAATCGAGATGTACGACCACGATCGGTTTTTCACGATCACTGGCGACATCGCGACATCGTGTCGTACGCTCAACGACTGCGGCAAGGCGTTGGCAAAGGTGTACTGGTCACTGCTCTCAAAAGCGCCGGTCCCGCGACCAAAGCCCGCTACACGACCCACTGTCGCGTCTCCTGCCCCGCTAGACATCATCGAACACATCAGACGGTCAAAGCAGGGCGATAAATTTGAACGCCTGTGGAGTGGCAACACGGGCGATTACGGCGGCGACGATTCTGCCGCCGACATGGCACTGTGTTCGATTCTCGCGTTCTGGTGCCAAGGCAACGCGGGCGGGGTTGATCGGATGTTCCGGATGTCGGGCCTGATGCGGTCCAAATGGGACGCCAAGCGGGGTGGCACAACCTACGGGCGAATCACAACCGAGAAGGCTGTCGCGGGATGCACCGAGTTTTACACGCCGCAGCCATCCGTCATCGCGACGCCGCCCGCGATGATCCCCGCCGACGTTCCGCAGCCGATGCGGTCGGCAAGCGACATGCTCGAAAAAAGACTCGTGGACATCATTGAAGGGCGGTTTCAGGCGATCCCGTTCAAGTGGCCGCAACTGTCGGCAGGCACGAAGGCGATGATGCCCGGCACGCTCACGGTTATCTGCGGAAATCCCGGCGCGACCAAATCGTTTTGGCTATTGGAGAACCTTGCACACTGGCACGAAAACGGAATCGCCGTCGCCGCCATGATGCTTGAGGACGGGCGAGAGTATCACCTGCAGCGCGCAACTGCGCAGCGTGTCGGCGATGCCCGCATGACCGATCCCGACTGGATTGAGGAATGCCCCGACGAAGCGTTGGCGTACCGCGACCACACGCGAAAATGGGCGGATTCGTTCGGTGAATGCCTGCACGAGCCGTCGGATGAAGCCGACGTTACGCACGACATGCTCGCGGCGTGGTGCGAAGCCCAGGCAGCGAACGGGAAACGGATCGTGTGCATCGACCCTATCTCAATCGCGGGCGGCACTGACAAGCAGTTTATCGACGACCGCAAGTTCATCGCGAAGGTAAAGCAGATCGCGAAGCGCCACCAGTGCAGCGTGTTGTTGGTGACGCACCCCAAGAAACATGCGGAAGGCGCGACGCTTGACGACGTGTCGGGCGGCGCGTCCATCACGCGGTTCGCGCCAACCGTGATATGGCTGCGATTTCTCGCAGAACACGAACACTTCACGGTGATGAACACAACATTGAACCTGCGCGAAAGCGTCAGCGCGAACCGCGTTATGCACATTCCCAAGGCTCGAAACGGTCGCGGCACGGGTGCCAAAATCGCTTATGAGTTTCACCCCAAGTCGCTCACTTTTTCTGAGCACGGCGTCGTTGTGAAGGACCACCAATGATTGCATCGAATCAATGCCAACATAGAGAAACCGACCTGCGGCGAAAGTCTGATTCAGCAGGTCGCCCAATCGTCTATCGCCAGTGCGCAGAGTGCGGCACACATCGCCCGCATGACCGAGCGATTGAGCGGCGGCATCTGGACGACTGACGGCGACGAAATTGTGAGAGCGAAACGAAAACCCAAGGAGGCAATCTGATGCACAGCGTTTTCGACAACATCATCTTCGACACCGCAGGCATCGCACGATTCTGCGGCATGAGCGTCCACGTCGTGTGGCCCGCGTTCCGCCGCTGGTTCGGCGTGGCGGATAAACGGCGGGCCAAGCTGTCGGCAACAACACTGCTGACCGCTTACGCGGACAGCGAGCGCATCCGCGACCTGTGCGACGGCGAAGGTCGTCGGCGAGTCGCATGGCTCGCGAAGGTTTCGCAGGTCGACGGATGGGCGTCGGCGGCATTTCTCGCCAGTGTGGCGAAGGGGGCGGCGTGACACGGCCCATCATGGTGAGCATGTGCGACAAAAGCGGCGTCATGGCACAGCCGTGGTCCGAGGCTGGCATCGACTGCTACTGCGTCGACATTCAGCACAGCATCCGTCGCGAGCGAGTGGAGGGGCGAATCCATTACGCCTGGGGCGACGTGCGTTCATGGACGCCGCACAACGGAACGCCGCACAGACCCCGCTACGGGATTCTCTGGGCGCGTGTGGAAGCATCGGAAATTTATCAACGAAAGCAACACCCAATGACCAACCCGGCCCTAATACTCCGCCGCCCCTGCCACGAATGCGAACGCATGTTCGATTTACGCAGCGACGGCACGTACTCCGCGAGCGCAAAACGATGCTGCCGCGATTCCGCCGAGTGGCACGCGCGGATGCGTGCGAAGGGGATGATTCGGACGCGGATTGATGCCACGAACACCAGCGAAAGCGAGGCAATCTGATGATTAATCGAATCAAAAAGGCGGCCGTGCTGGGCTTGGTACAACGGCGAATCGACGAATTAGAAGGCACGGTATCCAAAGACGCCATCGCCGCATGGCGCGAGATTGTCCGCATCATCACCCCCGCGCACGAGATTGACGGCGTGGCGGTGGTGCTTGGCGACAGTGTGGCCGTGGGCTGGCTTGTCGCCGCCCTGCAAATGGAAGCGAATCGGAGAACTCAGGCGCACCGCTAACGCATTCGCATTGGCGGAATTAGGATCGATCCTGCCCATGAAAGCGGCAAATCTGGGCGCACCGCCACTGGACGTAAGCGTCATCGCTTTCATGAGCCCTGTCAGCGTGATCACCCGTCGCTCGCGCGGTGGCGCAACTCGACAAGGGCAACATCGACGTTGCGCGGGACGCGGTGAGCGTGCTGGGCGGGATGCGAACGAAACAACCAACGAGGAAACGCAATGAAATTCATGCTCATGTTCATCGCCGCCAATACTTGTACGATCGCCTGCGTTGCCATCGCCGGGTGGCTGGCCTCACACAATACCAGCGGCTGGGGGTGGTTCCTGTTTGCGGGAGTGGTGCTTAGCCACACGATGGATACAGGAAAGGAATCCGCCCATGCCAAGTAACCCCGACACGCGCGACGCCATCGTGGACGCCGCGACCGAGTACACGCGCAGCCCAACCGCGGCGAACATGCAACGCCTGCAACTCGCGGTCGATGCGAGGGACGCGGAGATTGCCGCGATTCTGGAGGGCGATGAGGATGAGTGAACAGACCGAAACGCTCGCCACATTCGACCCGTCGTCGACCTGCATCGGCTACGCGCTGGGCAGCAGCCGCGACCCCATCGAGTTTGGGCGCATCACGCCCGACCGCAGCCGCGATCCCGCCATCACGCGAATCGAGGCGATGCGTCGCGACCTGCGAACGTGGCTCGCCGACCATCTGCCCGGCCGCATCCGCATCGAGGTGCCGAGCGGCAAGGTCCACGGACGCAAGCAGGGCGTCAACATGGCGGGCCTGTCGCTGTACGGAGTCGCCGTGGGCATGGTGCTGTGCGAGGCATGGGCGCACATGGAGTCGCGCGGGCTGGGGCGAGATGCAGTTGAAACGGTCGCGGAGAACGTGTGGACGCGCGGCGTGAGGAAGCAATCGCGGCAGGCGTGGGTCGCGCAGTGCGTGCCGAGCTATGACCCCGCGAAAGACAAGGGCGGGGACGCGAGCGACGCCATCGGGCTGTTGCAGGACTGGTTTGCGATCGAAGCGGCGCAGAAGCGGCGTGACGCCCTTTGACGCGACCGAGCAGCAATTCAGCATCAGCGGGCGTCGCCGCCGTCAATCTTGTCCGACCATTTTGTTGACGCCAACAAAATGGTCGCAGGTGATTGGTTGAATCTATTATTTTCGATGTATTTCATACCAACTACCCACTATTGGCGCGGGTAGTTGGTATGATAGCGCAGGCAGCCAGCAATTCCACGTTACCACAACCGAAAACGCCCCCGCCGTCGCGATCTGGCTGGCTGCCTCCGCGCGGCTGGGGCATGCGCGGAGCAAGCCATGAACGACATATCCCCTGCGACCGAAGGATGGGCTGGACTCGTCAACGCACGGAAGTGGCATTACTTCCGCGGCGCGCGATCACTCTGCGGCAAATGGGCCTATTTGGGCACTGCCATGGAGCAAGGGAACGACGACAGCCCCGACAACTGCGCGGCGTGCCGGACGGCGCTCGCCGGAGAACGTCAGTCACCGACCGCCACCGTCTCGGACCCCCCCGCCGACGCGGGAACGAAAGGAGAGGCAAAGTAAATGGCAGAACATTCACCATGGTCGCGAGTGCAGGCGACACATGAACAGGACTTGGCGCACGCCGCCGAATGGTGGCGAGACTCAAGCAACAGGAACAGGTTGGCCGTCTGGCTGGCTATTCAGGACATGGGCGGCCCAGACGACCCGATCGGCGAAGTTGTCGCACGAATGGCGCAGCTTGGATTTGAAACGATTGCGTTCGCCCCATGCGGGCATGGAGGCAACGATGAATGAGCAGATGATGCGCGCGGTCGACGACGGCGAGGGTATTCGGCGGCTGTACCTCGCCGAGGCGCAAAAGCCGGTCAGCAGCATGGACGTTGACGTGATCGCCGAGATTGCAAAAAGATACAACGCCTACCCCGCACATGTGGCTCGCATCGCGGAGTTGGAAGCCGAGAACGCGAAACTTCGTCAACTTCACGACCAACTATAAAACCAACAGAACTCTATACGAAGGCTATAGGTGAACCAATGACTGACCGCGAATACACACGCGACGAAATGGATGATGCGTTGAAGCGCGCCATGTACAGGATGCGGACCGTCGCAGATTGCACTAAGAACTTTGGCGGGATGGGCGACACCATCCATTGGGATCACGAACTGGACTGCCTCACGAATGACGGCGGCAACCGTGCCGACGACGCGGACGCCCGCCCATGAAAACACCACGCATCACGGAGATCGACGGCCCGCCCGTCGTCGGACAGCACTACATGGTGCCGTGCGCCCGGACGGTCCAGTTGACCGACGGCGTACCGGGGACGTTCGACCACGCCTGTGGCGCATGGACGCCGGTCATCGGCCCCAGGCACACCGACCGAGAGATCATCGGATTCTCATTCGAGCACTACCACTACGACCTGCGCTTCTTGCCCTTGCGTCTCTTTAATCATTTGACGTGGGGTGGCAAATCGCCTCAAGGCGCTTATGGCACTGTGGCGTTCGCAAAGCCGACGTGCACGCGGCTGGAAGGCCCCATCTGGCGTCGCCGCAAGTGTCGGCGCGAGCAGCCGCCATATCCCGTGCAGCACGGCAGCGGCCCGGCACTGCGACAGCATCCTTGGCTGGGCCACTTGGAGGACGCCTTCGCCGACCGCACGCTGCCGACCTGTAAAACGTGTCCGCATCGCGGCATCCTACTTACGAGCCAGCCCGCCGTGGACGGACGCGTGACCTGCCCGGGCCACGGCCTGACCTGGGACACCGTCACCGGCGCACTGATCAGAACCGCAGATCAGCGAACGGAGACCCGCCCATGAAAACACCCGTCGCTACTCGCCCGGCGATTGCCGTGGCGCGAAGCCTTATGTGCGTGCGGGTATGCCCGACCAGAAGCACACCAGCACATCGTTTGTCGAACGGCAGAATCTCACGATGCGGATGACGATGCGGCGGTTCACCCGGCTGACAAACGCGTTTAGCAAGAAGGTCGAGAATCACGAAGCGATGGTCAATCTGCACTTCGCCAACTACAACCTGTGCCGCGTCCAGCGGTAGCGGACAGCCGCGCCGATTTTCACGAAGGCGAGTTCGACGCGGCATGTGCATCGCCAGACGCTCAATGTCCCGACGCTGACGTTCAGGCGGTCGGCGACTTCGTTTGCCGTCAGTAGTGAATTTGATGTTGCGGGCATGGGTGATTTACTCCGGGTTAATGTGCGGTCCTCTACCCTGTGTTGCCGTCGTCATGACGGCGCACGTGACGGCGCGGCGCGCGCAAAGAAAAACCCCGCATTAGCAGGGCTTTACGTGGCTTGAAAGTTTCCCGCGTGTTCAGTCGTGACGGCGCGCGTCAGGGTCAATTTCACCCTGTAGTCGTTTGACATCTTCCCAGTCTTCGCGCCCTTGATGGGGGGTGGCGCGGTGTCTTGATTACGCTCTTGTTGGAGCGTCTTCCATGCTTTTGATTTACTGCTGACCCAGCCCGCCGACACCATCGCTTTTGTAGCGACGCTATCGCGTGTGATGTCGTGCATCGACACGCCCTTACCCCGCATCGCTCGAATCACGGAACGTACAGCCGCTTCGCGTTCGTCGTTGTTGGTTGGCTTTGCGGGGATACTCCCGCATCTACCCCTGCCCCCCGCACGAATCACACCCCGCTCGCTCCACCGCTGGCCCCTCGTCCGGCGTCCTGATCGTCACGACAGCCTCGCCGACCGTTCGCCCTTTCCCGTCGATAATGAGCAGCAGGTCGCCCCCTGGTACGTCGGCGTTAATCTCGATGCGATAGTCGCCGTGCGGCGTGCTGCCTGCGATGATGCGTCCGCCGGTTTTGGTGGGTTTGATAATCATGGTGTCACAATGCTGATGATTGCGGTCCCCGCGCCGCCGGTCGCCTGTCCCGTACTGGATGCATCGAAGTGCCCGGAATTGCCACACCCGAGGGTAATGCCGCCGCCGAGATTCCCCGGCGAGTTGGTCGCGGGATCACCAAATAGCGTGATCGTTTCAGGGTCCGGGGCGAGATGGTAAAACAGCCCCGCGTGCCCCGCGCGCGTTGTTGTGTCGTCAATAGGCTCATAAAAAACAGCGCCCGCCCCAATCTGCACGTGATAGATGCCGTAAGGCTCATCGGCAAATACCTCGACGTTGATCGACGCGCGGCAATTATTGACGATGCCCGACGACGTGAACGATGCGCACCCCGCGACGCGGCTAAGCAACGCATCGACAATGACATTGCTCGTTAGCGTCGCACTGTAGATCTCGGTCGGCCGATCAAATTTGGTGCTGCATCTTACGAACGACAGCGCATAGGTGCCGTCGATCGCAAGCTCGATAATCTTGCCCCAAATCGATACGCCGCTGGGCACGGTGTACCGGCGACATGCGAACGGGCCTGCCGCGTCGAGGCCCGCGATGGTCAATTGGAGGTCGAACGGCTTGACGCATTCGCTGAACGTCGCCAGCCGCGCCGGGAACCCAATCGGCGACCGCTGCGAGAATCCAATCGGTGTTCTGCCGCGTTTGAAGATCATGCGTCAGGTTCCGGCCATGCCCACGCCATTCCGTCGATGTTGAGATGCATCCAGTCGCAGTCGGCGACACCTGTGCCGCCAGCTACACGCACGGCATAGACTTCCATGTCGACCGAATAGCCCAACGGCGAAACATAGACGATCTCATCAGTCTCGCTCGCCTTGCTCATGGTCACGGTGTTCGTGTCCGTCGTGGCGATCGTTGTGATGCCGGGGTAGTTGCTGCCTGTGCTGTGCCGCATCTTGGGCGGTTTCGCGATCTTGATTGCGTCGCCCGATACTGATGTGCCGTCGTACCGCTTCGCCTCAACGTAGTCATTCGCGAGCGCCGTCACCTTCATACGCTGCGGCAGAAACGTCGCTGTGATCGGCCACGATGCTGGGTCGATGCTGATGACGAGCGATTGCCCGGATCGCTGGATGCGAAGCCCCGGCCCGGTGCGAATCTCGATGACACCCTCGGTCGTTCGATTGTTCAGCCATGTCGCCGTGATGTCGTCGCCGCGATCAATGTCAGGGTATCGGCTCATGTGCCCACCACCCCCGCAAAGTCGGCCGCTGCGATGCGTTCGATTTTCTTGATGCCTGTACCGGCGACCAAGCTGGCGGGCGGCTGGCCCGTCGACTGGTCAATAAAGACAGCCGTTGTGTCGTTATCCCACGTCTCATCGTCGTAATCGAATTGCAGATCGAGTTGCCACAGCCAGGGCGTGACGCTGCTGTCAACGATGGTCGCGCGGGGAGGCTGCGCGAGCCATGTACGCGCGGCCTTGGCCAAGAACGTACTGCTGTTGACCTTGCCTGAAATTTGCTCGGCCATCGTGATGATTTGGTCACGGGTGCGCCTGCGGAAGATCGGACCGCGCGCCGAGATCATCTGCTTAGGGTACGTGATTCGCCCGGCCTGCGTCTCAGTCGTACCGGCCTTGCTGTTGCCGTTCGCGTAGGTCTGTGTCGCGTTGCTCGGCCAAGTGTGCGAGACCTCGATGGGCGTGGCACCATCCGCAAGGAAGGGCGTCTGCACATACTTGAGCGACCCGCTGATCTCGCCAGCCAGCCCCATCATCTCTTCTTCAAGTCCCGTACCGTTGAGTCGCAGAATATAGGTCACCGTGACCTTGGCCTGCCCCTGCGGCTCGCCCGCGAGGCTCATTTCCTCGTCTTCGTAGAACAATGGGTAACCGCTGATCGCGATGTACGCGCGGTTGATGGCGCTGGTGTTGTTGACCTGCTCTGCGTACGAAAGGCCGCTGGTGTTGGCTAGCCCGCTGAGCTTGTACACCCGCTTGACCATTTCGACGCGGCCACGCTTGCGGCGTGATGTGGCATCGTAAACTTCAATGGCGGTGATTGGCATGATTTACCCTGCTGTCGCGATGGTTTTCTGCTTGGTGTTGTCGCGGATCGCCTTGAGTGTTTCGAGCGATTCCTTGGCGACGCGGTCTTCTTCGGGCGGGCGGGCATTGACGTTCGTTCGGCTAAATGACGCCTGCGAAAACTCCTGCGCCCGCTGCCCCTGATTGCCGCCCCTCACTGCCGCCAGTTCAGTGTCGCGAAGTTTCGACGCGATGTCCACGCCAACCGCGTTGCCCTTGTCCTGTAGGTCTTTGATCTGTTCGGCGAACCGTTGACGGATGGACTCTTGGCGTGCCTCAACGTCGCGTCCTGCGTTGCGTAGCCGTGCCTGCGTGAGTTGCGATTGCAGCCGGTCGTTGGTGCTGAGTGTGGCGTCCGCCTCTTCCTTGAGTCGCTTCTTTTTGCGGTCGACTTCCTCGGCTTCGCGCGCGTCGATAAGTGCGCGTCGCGAGTCGTAATAGCCGTTGGTCTGTTTGAGCAGTTCGTCGTTGCCGTCGCGTTCAAGCTGTGCGATGGCTTCGCGCCGCTGCGACTCAAGTTGCAGCCGTTCAGCGTCGAATCCGCGACCGTCGAGTTGGGCGCGATTCGAGATAGTCGCGATGAAAAGCTGGTTGTCCTGTCGCTCTGCGTTTCGCCGTGCCTGCCTCGCCTCTGCCTGCGCAGCGTCACGCTTCGCTGTCGCCTCTCGCTCTGCCATGATGAGCGCATCTTGCGCGAGTTGGTTCAACGCTCGCTGCGTTTCGACGCGGGTCAGTTCGATGGCTACCAGCCGTTGCTGGCTGATCTGTTTCGCTTTGGCGATTTCCGCCTCGGTCGCCTCTTGCTCGCGAAGTGCGGCCACTACCTGTTTCGTTGCTTCGTTGTTCGCCGCGCGTTGATCGTCAAAGAATCGCATCGCTGCGGCGTAGCGTTGACGTTCGGCCTCGCGCACGCGTTCAACGCCTTCGAGTCCGATCATTGCCGCGTCGTCGCTCGCGGCCTGCCTGCGGTCGTTGGTCGCACGGTCTGTCTGTTGCCCTGATGGTGATAGTGATTTCTGGACGGCGATGAGCTTGTTCATCTCGACCAGGCTTTCGTTGATCGCGTCGATGTCGCCCTTGATGTCGACCGCGCCCAAAGTGAACAGCTTGACCAGCCCGTTGACCGACCGGCCAAGAATGCCGACCTTTAGCTGGCCGTCCTCCATGCTGGCTGTGAGCCGCGTCCATGCCGCCTGCTGCTGCGTTGATGTTGCGCCCAGTGCCGTGCCGAACATCTGCCACACTTGCGACGACAGTCGGCCGATGATGGGAATGCGGCTCAGGCTTTCGGCGAGTTTGTCGGCTTGGCGATCAGTCCCGTCAAGGCCGCGAATCGCGCCGATGAGCGTCTCGACGCCTTGTTCTGCCTCGGACAGCTTTTCGACCAGCATCCCGATGGCGAGCACGCCCAACGTAACGCCGCCGACCGCGACAACCGACATGGCTGTTGCGATTGCAGCCGCGATGGTAGGGATGCGAACAAAAAGCCCCAGCAATAGACCAGCAGCCTTGCCGAGTAGCCCGAACTTGATCGTTACGTATTCTGCTGCGTGCCCAAGCGTGAAAAATCCGTCGCCGCCCTGCTGTGCAGCCTGTGCGCCGCTTGCGATTTGCTGATTGGCCTGCTGCTGCGACTGCGCAACGCGATCGGTCTGCGAGGCCACCATCTGCTCGGCGCGGTCAAGATCGCCCTGCAACGTGGCGAGATTCGCCCTGATGATGACTTCAGCTTCGCCGAATACTTCAGCCATTGCGTTTTCGTCTCTTCACGCGGGACAGTCCCGCCGCAAACTGTGAATCTTGATCGCCCGATTCCATCGCGAGTTGCTCGTGCAGCATGATTAGCGTCATGTCCCACTGTGCTGGCGTCATCGCCCACGGGTCGCCCATGCCCGGACACCCGCGAGAAATCCCGACCGCTTCCTCTGCGTAGTCGCGGCCGTCCGCGTAGGGTCCGCGCACTTCTTACCCTCGGATGGCGCGTCCGGGCTGGCGTCGCCATGCGTCAGGCTTTCGGCTGTCACGTATGCCGCGATCTGTGCCTGTGCGACGAATGACCCCCACTCGCCGCCATCGGTTGACACTTCGGCAATGCGCGCATCAAGATCGGCGGGCGCGTAGCCAACAGCCAACGACGCGACTGCGATGATTGCTGGCGCTCCGTCGACTGTCCCCGCCCATCGGTTGATGTCAAACGGAGAGACGAACGTCTTGGACTCGCCGGGCATGCGCTCGATGAGTACGCCAAAATCACGGCGAGACAGCCTGCGAAGCGATCGCCGCTGCCCGCCGATGTCCACGTTGAGGATTGCGCCCGATGCTCGCGAGGTGTTCATCATGCCGTCACGTCCCATGCCTGCGATACAGGACCGTCAAACTCAAACCGGAAGGTGCCGGTCATTTTGTCCGTGGCGCTGCGGTTCAGGTCGATGACCGTAATGTTGGCCGTGCCTGTGTAGGTGCAGCCGGTTTCTGCGGTCAGCGTCAGGCTGACGCCCTCGAATGAAGCCGTGTCAATGACGCCGCCTGTCAATGTAGGCGCGGGTGCGGTGCCAGCCGCGTTGTACTGAATGACGCCGCTGAATTGGCCGCTGCCGCCATATGCGACGTTCTTTTTCGACTTCCACGGGGTCGTGAACGTGCGGTAGCCGACCGTTTCCTCCGCGCCGATTGATGCCGTCCATGCGTCAAGGTTGACGCCGAACCCAGTCGCCGTCACCGCGCCAGTGATCCCGCTAACAATGTCAGTTGCCATCTTCGTTTTCCTCTCGCTGATGTGTCTCTTGGATGTCCACAGGCCACAGGCCGGTGATGTTTCTGGTGATTGCGCCGTCGTCCGGATGGGTTTTCGGCGTCTCGATCCACGCGACCGGCGACGGCAACGCACGGATCTGCGCGCACAAGTCATTGACCGCCAGCGATTCGCTCGCGTTGGTGGCGATCATGTCGGGTGAATGCGGGGTGGTCGCTTGCCACGTCTCGCCGTCGATGCGCGTCTGGATGATGGTGTTCACGATGCACTCCCAAAAAGTCTGTAACGGCTGGTCACGCGGTAATAGCCCGCCTCTTTCAGCGGATTGCCGCGTTCGGAACATTGGCACTCAACAGCCGCGAAGCCCGTAACGGTCAGGCGGGCGCGGTCGATGGCACGTCGCACCAGCCCGTCGATGTTCCACGCGGCCACGGCGTCGGCACGGTCGGCGTAGGCGTCGATCTGAATGTGGGCGGTCGTGTTGTTGCCGTCCGCCAGCCGGTTGTCGGGCGAGTCGGTAATGAGCGCAATACGGATGAACGGCATCACTTGGTCTGCGGGTGCCTGGTCTGCGTAGATGCGATTGCCAACCAGTGACGCCGCCGTGGGTGATGGCGAGTCGGCGAGCAATGCGGCTTCGATGCCGTCGTAATAAGCGTGCGAGTTAAGCGCCATCGCCAGCCCCCTTGGCGGCGAACGCCTTGAGCACCAGCGGGCGGGCCTCGATCAGCGACGGGAACAGCAGCGGGCGCGGTGCCATGCGTGCCGTGCCATGCTCTAGCCACATGATGGTGTAGTTGTTGTTGTCGGCGCTCGCGCCCATTGCAGCCTCGATCTTTCGGTCGTCGATGCGCGGGCCGTAGGCGGTCAGCGAATCCGACAGCGTGCCCCGCTGATTAACGGGCGACTCGCCGTCTGCGGAACTGCGCCGCGGCTCGCCGCTGTATGACTCGCCCGATCCACCTGCATCCATGCGGGCGCGGGCGGTGTCGCGTACAGCCTCGGCGGCTCTGACGGCACGCCGTCCGATTTCCACGCGCAGCCCCGCATTGAATTTGTCATTGCGTTTGAAGGTCATGCCTGCACCTCAAGCAGTACAGTCCCGGCGTTGTGTCGCACGATGCGAAGGACGTTCCGCCACCGTGCGGTCGCGCCCATCGGGAACGATGTTTCGATCTGCGATGCGTCGGCCACCACTTCGGACGGCAGCACGCCAAGCGTGGCGTGATTGCGAAACAGGACGTGCAGGACAGGCGACTGACGCCCGCTGAACGGCGTGTCGCCGTCGTCGCTGATCGGCATGCGGTTCACGACAGCGGTAACCGTGCGCGTGTCGATCAGCGACGACAGGCGGAAGCCCACCGACTCGCCAAAGTCGCCCACGAAGATGCCGCTATCAGCCGCTAGATCAAGCGTCACGATGTCGCCTCCGCATAAGTGGGACGGGCAACGTGATTGATTGCTGCCTGGCGGTTCGCGTCGGACGGATCAAGGCCAAGCCCGTCCGCGATCCGCGAGATGGCGAGTGCGGGATTCTTGACCAGTGATTCGTACCGAACGCGCACGTGTTCGCGGGTCGCAAGGAAACTCTCGCGAGCTTCGTACAGGCGATGCGTCATGCCGTGCGAGCCGTCGCCGTACCATCGGCGGGCGGAATCCACAACAGATTTCAAGTCGCGATCCACCGCGACGAACTGCGTATCTGCGCCCCACGCCTCCACGATTTCGTGGCCCATGTAGCACAGCGACGGAAACTTCGCGCCCATCGGCGAGTGATCGCATCCCGTATACGGGATCGCCAGCGTGTCGCGGCTGTTCGTCACCTGCGGTGATGTGCTGATGCGGTCGGCAAGGTACTGATACAGCAGTTGAACGCGACCGCCAAACCCGCGAAGGGCGTGCATCTCGCGTTCGGTGTAGCACTGAAGGCATGTACGGCGCAGCGGCCAGTCCTCATAGGCGACGTACCGGGGCGACTCTGCCCCTGGTACGACTTTGAGTTCGTGCCCCATGCACACGCCAAGGTGATGCAGGACGCCCGCAACAGCCGACGAACCGCCGCGATATAGGCCCATGACCACAATCACGCCGTCACCGCCTTTCGTTGATTGATGGCGTAGATCGCCCTCGCGATTTCAATGTCTTGCTGCGTGTCGATGTCGATGTCGTAAGGCTGGTTGATCTCAAACGGTCGCGGGTTGCCGCCGTAGAAATAAGCATTCGCCAGCATCTGCGCGTGCGGCTGAATGAAGATCGCGCCGTTCTGATACAGGCGGACCGGAAGTTCGGACGCGAACGGGTGACGCTCGCCCCACGGATCAAAGTTGACGGGCTGGTATTCGCCGTCGACCACGCCCCACGCATGACGCTGTACGCGGGTCACGCTGCAAAGCGAGTCCCACTTCCCCGCGAGATACGTTTCGATGGCATCGCTGTACATGCTGGCGTCAACCAGCGGATTTGTGCAGTGCGCCCACACGACGACATCGCAATCGACCATCGCGGACAGGTTGCGGATCATGTCGTTGGCGGAGCATTGGCTTTCGTCGCAGTGGTAGGCGTCGCGCTCGCGAACGTCAGCGCCATGATCGGCGGCCTCTGCAAGAATCTCGCGCGAGTCCGAACCGACCACCACTTCGTCAATCAGCGAACACGTAAGCAACTGGGCGACCTTGTGCCCGATTAGTGTCGAGTCGCCGAACGCCTGCATGTTCTTGCCCGGCAGTCGCGTGCTTACGCCCTTGGCGGGGATGATGGCGGTGATTCGCATGGGTCAATCTCTGGTTGATGCTCGATGATTTCAACGCCGCGAGATGCGGCCCAATCTCTCGTGATCCGCCAGCAATGCGGCACGGAATTGCTCGCCCGTTTCCAAGTGTCTTCGCGCTTCGCGAGCGTGTGTCCCGAAACGTCGACGATGCCCCGGCAGTCGTGGCCGTAGACATCGACTCGCGATGCGCCCTGTTCGACCGCCAATGCCAGCGCGGCAGTCACGCTCCAATTGCTCCACTCATTCGGCGGGGTCACGCTGTCGCGAACCTTGTCCCACCCCACGACGCGATGCCTTGCGAAGCGATCGCGAATGGCGCTCGTCTGCCGATACCAGCTACAGTCCGGCTGCATGACGAACAGCACAGGCAGGCCGACCGCCTCGACGCGATGAAACGTCTGGCCGTCTCCGCAGGACCACCAGTCACAGACGAACACGCTGACTGCCGAATTAACTCCGATGCGTAGATCGAAGCGTTCGTCGGGGTCGAACGTCTGGACAAGCGATGGGCCTGCGGAGAGCAGCGCGACGCGCATCTTTACGCTCCTGCCGGAGCAAACACCGTCTCAACGGTCGTGGCCGCAGTGCTAGCACTGGCGACGGCGCGTCCGATGTAGTCATTGCCGGTCGGTGCGGCGGTGGCCATGCCTGTGGATGCGTCTTTGTAGACGACCGCCCCCACGGCGAACGATTCGCCCGTGCCGGTGTTCTTGGGGATGGTGACCTGATGGCCCACTTCGACAGCGCCGGTCGCACCGACCGCGACATCGGTAACGGCCTCGCCCACCCAGCCGGAGTTACCCGCCAGAATGGTGATGAGGTCGCCAGACGACCACCCGCCAGTCGGGGCGGTCAGTGTGATTTTGCGCCCGGGAGCGCCCTTGCGTACGTTCGTGCTCATGTCGTTTCTCTCGTCGGGTCATGCCCGTGGTTTTGGTGTTGTTTCGATGCCCGTCAATTACGCGCCGCTGCCGCGAACCATGCCGCGATAGTCGATGGCCTTGGCACGGAACGTGTGCCGCACCTTCATGTGCAGGCTGTCGCTGTTGAAGTCGGTTTCCTCTTCGATGACAGGTGTCTGCTCGTTCTCAAGGAACGCCATCTCCACGGTGTCAACCTGCGAAGGGCTGGCGAGCAAGTACCACTGCGTGGCGGAGTCCGAGTTGAGTCGGGCCGACTGGATGACCTGCACGTTTTCGCCCGCGATGGGGTTGGGCGTGGCGTTCGCCAGCGACGGGTCGACGCCGGACGCAAACGCGACCTTTGCCTTCATATGCAGCGAGGTCGGGACCAGCGCGATGGCGGGCTGGAGGTCCAGCGGGTCGTCGCTGCCGAGTGCCGTCTGCGTCTGCATGGCGACAAACGCCTTGTCGATCGACGCGACCGCAGCGGCGGCAGTCAATGCACCGGTGGTCAGGTTGCCGTGTGCGGTGCTGAACAATGCCGAACTGTCGGCAAGCACGGCGTTGGCGGTCAGAATGCTGATGGCTTCCGACTCAACCGCACGCATGGCTGCGTTGCCAAGGCGACGCGCGACGCGATCGAACGCGTTGAGGTCGTCGTTGATAAGCATCTGGCGGGTGAATTTGAGTCCGCCGCCCTGCGTCCGCACAGCGTACGATTCTTGACCTTCGGTCAGTGCCGCGAAGCTGTACTCGTCGCCTGCGTCGATGACCGCAAGGTTGGCAGCTTCGGAGAGCTGGATGACCTTGATAGACTTGAAGTCAGGGGTCGTGCGGGTGTTGCACCACGCGTTCCATGTATGGGGCGCGAGGGCGTACTCGCTGCGAAGCACCTTGCCCATCGTGTCGGCAAGCAGAAACGGGAAGTCCCCGGTCGACTGCGCGAGGAACACGCCGGGCAGTGTGTCGCGGAGCTTCTGCCGATTCAGCAGGATCGACGCCAGCGCGTTGGGCGACATGCTGTCCGCCTTGTCGCAGCCAAGAGCGATCAGGTAGCGGCGTCCCATCTCGATGACACTGCGGCCGCGAAACTCTGCGGCGCGGTCGTGGTGCTTGTGGATTTCAGGCTGGCCGTTGGCCGACAGCATCACGCCGCCGTCCTCGTTGAGTCGCACGATGCGATGACCGCCCGCACGCAGCAGGACGGCATCCTGCACCGCCTGATTGAGCGTATCGCGGTTGCGGTCCGCGCCGACACTGACGCTGGTGGTAACCATGTCCTTTGGACTCCGGTTGAGGCTGTTGATTGCCGACAGGGCGATCTCGCCAATCGTGGCGTCGCTGTCGATCTGTTCGTTGATCCACTTTTCGCCGTGATTGGCTTTCAGCGCGATGCTGCGAATGGCCTTCTCTCGCTTACGCTGTTCGGCGCGGTCCGCCTTGATGGCTGCGGCGATGTCCGCCTGCGACAACGCGACGCCTTCGGCGGGCTTCGCCTTGGGCTTGGCCGACGCGGCGACGGGCTTGGGCTTTTCTTCGTCGGGCGCGGCCTCGGCGGCGACGGGTTCGACTTCGGTTTCCACGCCGACAGCGGCGAGCGCATCGACGGCCGCTTTCTGCGACTCGTCAAGCCCTTCGTAGAACGCGGCGATGGCTTCGGCGTTTGCCTCTGCGGGCAGGCCGATGCCGATCAGGTATTCGATCTGTTGGGGATTGAGCACTGTGTTTCCTCTCTCTTTCGAGTGTTGGCTTGCCGCCGACAACATGCCGGCCGGATTTGCGGCGGGTTCACCCACCCAATCAACCGCGTCAATCGACTCCACGCGGAGCACGATGCCGGTCGCTGAATTTCCTTGTTCGGTTCGCGCGTCAAAATCGACGATGGACAGGCCGCATGACGCGGGGTCTGCCTCCGCGATCGACATCAGCGTGATCGCTTCGTTCGATGCGGGGTTGTGGAAGTGCATGTCCGCGCGGACTGCATTGCCTTCGACGCGAGCGTTGCGGATGTAGCCAAGGCGGCACCCGATGTCGTCGCGCCCTTCGATTTCGGGATGCGTCATGCGAGACTTGATGCCGATGGCGTTCGCGTTGATCGACATTGCGACCTGCTGCAACGTCGTCGCGTCCACGTCAAACGGGGCAGAACCGCCGCCGCTTGGCTTGGTGGTCCCCGCCGTGATGATCGCGACGTTGCGAATGATGCCCGCCGCGCGGTCGACTTGGATCGCGCCGGCCAGCATGGTCCGCAGATTGATTCCTTTATGTCGCACTGGACACCTCCGTCGTTGTGGTCGTCGGCGTGTCGGACGTTGACGGCCCGTCAGGGGCGGGCATCACGCGAGCGTCGCCCGATGCGCGAGCCACAGCGTCAAGCGTGCCATCGCTGGCAATCTCTGCGTCGAGTTGCTCGACGGTTGTGCCAAGCAGGCTGGCTTCGCGCGTGCGGCTGGTCAGGCCAAGCCGCATCTTGCGTTCGATACCCTTGCCCTGTGCTTCGGGGTCGACCCATTCCCACCCTTGGCCCTGCCACACGACAGGCTTGTGGTCGGTCATGAAGTAAACGCCGCTGCGGCCGACGTTCTGCATGGACCACATGCCCACCCACTCGTCGATGATCGGGCCGCATAGCTGCGTGATGAGCAGCATCTGCAACGGCAGAAACTCGCGGCGGTCCTCGATGGATGCCTGCCGCTTGCTGCTGAACGATCCGCCCTCGAATGTCCGCAGCACTTGGTCGAGACTTGTTCCCGCGCCTGCCGCGATGTGCGACGCCTGCGCCTTAACGAACGGGTCGTATTGCCCGCCAGGCCGCGAAGGCGTGAAGGGCGTAATGTCTTCGTTCTCTTCGATGTACGCGACGTTGAGGCCGTCGAGTTCCAGCGGATCGACGCCATCGTCCCCGCCCTTAATGAGCAGTCCGATAGACGCCTCTGCGCGAGCAACGCGAAGCTGCGCCGCGTCATACTCCGACAGGTCTCGCAGTTTTCGCAGCACCGTTCGCAGGCGGCTCACGCCGTGGGTCTGCCGCACGCGTTCGGGGTCAAAGATGTGCGACAGAAACTGCGCCGGGATTCGCATTGAATCAAGCGTCATGGGCGCGGGACGCCGCAATCCGCTCACGTCGTTGGGGTGATGCTTCCAAAAGTGATACGCCACCGCAGCGCCGTACTGGTCGACTTCGATGCCGTGGCGGACCTCGTTACCGGTCTCGCGCTCAATAAGTTTGTAGCTGTCAAGCTGTTCAAACTCATAACACTGCAACCGCAGCCGCCCGCCTTCAATCCAGCGGACCACGAACGCCTCGCCGACCGCGACAAATTCGTCGATGCACCACTGCTGAATCATGAGCAGGGTGCGCTTCTTCTCCACGTCAACCGCTGCGGGATCATTCGCCCATCGATACCAGTCGTCGCGGTATGGCTCTTTGTCGATGATCGGCGTGATGCCGGTGCCCACCACGTTGCGGCGGAAGGCACGGACCACCGACTTCGCGATAGGGTCGTCACGCACCAACTGACGAGCGCGGGCAACGATGCGGGGCATGTCGCCAAGCATCTCTGAATCCGCCGATGTGGCGGGCGCGGTCCAGTCGTTGGTAAACCGATTCTGTTCTGCCGCGCGGTGAATGCTCAGCATCTGACGGCGCGATCGCGTCGCCTCGCGTTTGAGCTTGATGCGGTCCTGTTGCAGGCGCATGGACGCCAGTTCGGTCCGGGCCTTCTCCTTGCGGAGCTTGGCCTCGGCCACGTCGGCGAGTTGAGATTGTGTGCGCCGGGTACTCATGATGGGTTCTTGAATCCGACGCCGCCGAATCGCGTGCCGCGTTCAAGGCGGCGAAGTTCGTTAAGGATGGATTGCTCTTCGTCCCGCAAGTCCTTGAGTTTCATGGACGTGATGGACTGGATTTCAGTCGAGTAGCCAGCCACGCCGCGCGTAAGTGTCGCGCTGATCGCTGCTTGAACTTCAAGCAAACGGGCTTCGAGCGTGGCTTTGCGTGTAGAGACTGACGGCATACTTATAATGTATGCCGATAATTCAGTTATGGAATGATGCAGATACTATGCGATGGTAGGGAATTGATAAAAACTACCAACTGCCGGTCTTAACGCGCCCCCTTCGCACCTTTTCGCCGATCTCGGTGGTCTGGAAGTTGTGATGGCACTCGCGGCACTTGCGGTATTGCTGTGACGCTCGATGGTCTGCGCCGTTGTGCTGTAGCGTCACCTTCTGCGTCTTGTAGGACGGGCAGTCGGTCGACTCGCATTTAGGGCATCGCGGCTTGACGTTGATTTGTGGGGCGGCATCCATGCTCATCTTGCCCATGCTCCTGTAACCCGCCGTGAACGGGGCTTGGAATCGCGTTCTCGCGGCTGTGACTTCGTGGCCGCGACCGCCGTGAGTTTGCATCCAACGATTGACGCGGCGATTGACGCGCCGCACACGCAGTCGAGCAGGTCGTTATCCCGCTGGGGAATCGGCGACCACTCAACGACCGATCGCCCGTTGGCGCTAACGAGAATCGGCAACTCTGACGCCGCGATATGGTCGCCGAGCATCCGGTGCGTGTTCATCGACTTCGCGCCGTACAGCGTCATGTTGCCCGGCTCGCCGATGGGTTGCCGCAGCCGGTTCCACACCCACGACTTCCAATAGTTCGGGTCGTGCAGAATGTGGCGGATCGACCCGTTGCCCACCTTTTGACGCCGCCAGTTTTCGCCCAGCGTTGTGCCGGTGCGCTTTTCGTATTCTTGGAATGGCTTTTTCTTGGCGGTGATCGCGTCGCCCTTCGCCGGAATGATGCGGCTACCGTGGGGCGACCGCTTGCAAAACTCGAAGATCGTTTTCGTCTGAAAGCCTTCGTCGATCAGGCAAAGGTCAAGGTCCATCGACGCGCCATCCTCGCGCCTCCACGGATGATTCATCAGCGATCCGGTGAGCGAGTCGAGCGCCACGAAGATCTGCGCCTCAAGCCCGGCGTTAGGCATCGCGTCGGCAATCGTTTTCTTGATGTCGGACTTGGTGTAGTACGCCCGCCCCTGATCCGGGTACGCGCCATAATCCACGATGCACCCGGTGAAGTCGTCGGCCCACGCGCCGACCGCGTACCACAGCATTGACGGCTGCACGTCGATGAACGCGGTCAGCCTGGACGCCCACGCAGGCACGACACGACGGGCAGGCCCACGCGCCTTCGCGATTACGTCGTCGACTTCAAGGTGATCCGCGCCGATGGCTGTGCGGTCGGGCGGCTCGTTCTGGCATTCCGCAGCGAACACGTCAGGCCCGTCGTCAATCAGCATGTTGTAGGCGTGCTGAATCGCGGAGATTTCGTAGCCGTCCTCCCGTTGGATGTAGCAGTAATCCCACGACACAATGCATCCCGCGTCGGCAATCTCTCGATTCGATTCATACAGCAGCATTGCGTCTCGCTTGGCCCGTTTTTCGTCGTCCGGGTTGCTGCGGTCCCACCCGTTGCGCACGTCGGCGTAGTCGCCCATCCAGAACGTCTCGTGGGCGTCAGACCACGACTTCACCATCTTCACGACCTCGCCGTGCCATGAAGGTGAAAACTTTGGGTCGAGAAGCTGCGTCACCATGTCGCCAGATTCAATGATCGTTGCGGCCACATAGACCGAAATCGAACCTGTATGCCCCGCAGACTTAAGGATGGTCCGCATCAGCTTGCTCATTCGCTTGGCAATCTGACCGCGCGACGCAGCGCTTTCGTCGGTCTGCGGGTCGTCGATAAAAATAAACCCCGGACGTGCTTGCGTGCCGTTGGGCATTTTGTGCTTGGTGCCTCGGTTGTAGCTGAGCAGGGACATCGGGCGAATGCACACCCCTGACGATTCGGAATCCGCCACTGTTGGAAAGACGATCTCCGCCGCCGTCCACCCTAGCTGCGTCAATTCGCCGCCAAGCGTCTGCGACGCCGCACGCTGCGTCCGGCCTTCGAGCGCCCGCACAGCGTGGCAGACTTCGGGGAAGTCCTCATACAGCAGGTCATTGCCGCTTAGTTCCAGCTTGATTGATTCGAGATTTTCGCCAGCAGCATCAGCATCGCATCCAACAAGCGGAATGTATTGGTGGTGTCCATACAGCGCTGCCCATAGGCACGCATTTTCACCGATGGTCGTCTTCGCAAAGCCGCGATAAACCGCCTGCACCATCTTGCCGCCGAACAGGATGCACCGCTGTAGCCGCGCGATCATGCGAACGTGGTCATCGCTGAACGGATTTATGCCCGTGCTGTTGGGGAAGTATGTCGTCAGGAACTTGAGCAGGTCGGTACGGCACGCATCCTTGCGGGCGGGATCGGCCACGTCGGGTAGCGGCCCGATCTCCGCTTTTGCAGCAAACGACTCGCGAGACCTTTGCGCCTGGCGATCGCGCTTGCGGTCGGCATAGTCGCCATCGCCCGCCGCTATGTTCATGCTGGCTGCCCGCAGTTGGTGTCGCTGGCCGTGACGCTGATCTCGCCATTGTTGGTGAGCTGGATACACCCCTCGTCACTGGCCGCGACGTGGTAGCCGCTGGTGCCATCAGGCGTCGTGGACGGCCACGCAACTGTCGCGATCTTTGTCGTGCCGTCGTAGTCGGTGATGTCGCCTATTTCAGTGTCAGCCGTGCCGCTGGTGATGGTCACGGTCTGCCCGTTGTAGAAGTCGTCGATACTGGACGCATCTGCTGCCAGCGTGATCGACGACGCGCCGCCAGCCTGCGCGGTGCCCGTGTGCGAGTTGTTCACTGCGATCGACCATCGGTACGCATATCCGCTTGGCGTCGCAGTTTCAACGACGACCGAATTGTCGACCGCCCATGCCGCTGTCGATGTCTTGGGGATGCTGCCGGTGATCGCCTGATTAGCGCCGCCCGGATCGCTGATCGTGAAGTTGAATTGCTCGGCATTTGTGCCTGTCTGTTCCACCAGCTTTGTGACGCCAAACGTTGCGTTGTATCCCGACAGGTCGATGGTGCCGACAGGCACGTCGAGTTGAATGCTGTTGAGCGCTTTGCCCTTGAATGCGTACAGCACGTCGCCCTCGCTGATGATGCCTGCGGTCGGCGTGATGCCCGTGCTGGTAATTAACGACACCTTCCCACCAATCACTTGCAGGCTGTCCGTTGTGCGGTCGAAATTCGCCACCGCCGACGCGGCAAGAATCTGGCCGATGATGCTGTCGTCGTCCACGTCACTGGTGAGCGTCGACGATGCGAACGCCAGGTGGTCAAGGTTGATGTCGGCCAACGCCGTGTCCACCGTCGCGTTGATTTCGGCGATGAAGTCTGCGGATGTGGATGCGGCGTCAATCGCACCCGCTGCGAAGCTGGCCGCTGCGATACCGCCCGTCGCGATGGCGGTGACGCTGCTCGCTGTCCCCGTCGTCGTGACCGTACTGACCGCGCCCCCACTCGTCGTGATCGCCCCCGCACTCACGATGTTCGTCGCCGCGATGTCGTTGAGGTCGCCCGGCAGTTTGTCGACCACTGTGTCACGCCAAATGCTCGCGCTGCCCGCGATGCTATCGACCGTTGCTGACGCGACCACCTCGACATCATCGCCTTCGCTCGCGCCTGCGGGCATGGCCCACGCCGCTTTGTAGACGCCGGCCGACACGTTTGAAACCGTGACCGTGACCGCGCCGTCAAGCGTGCCGTTGCGATAGAACGCCGCCGATGGCGTGCTGTCCGCGTCCGTACCCGCGCCGGTGCTTGCTGTCTGTGTCGCGAAGAATGCGGTTTTCGATGCGCTTGCCTTAACCGGCATGGTGGTCACTCCTGATGATCTTCGATCCGATGACGCCGTAGCCGCTTCGCGCGAAGATGCTGCCGATTGCGGCGGGGGTTGCGGTCGCGCCGTCCGTCCACATCAGCAACAGCGCGGGCACGCCCGTGATTCGCGTGAGGATTGGTAGCAGCATGGCCTACTCGTAAAACAGGTTGACGATAGCTTCGTTCGCGCCCGGCGCGCCTGTGTCGTTGTCGGCAACGCCAGTCGTTACCGCGACCGTCAGGCCCGTATCGAATTGCACGCCACACGCGGGGACAGGAAGCACGAAGCCCGCGCCGTTGGTATCGCCCTGCGTGGGAATCGGGATCGTCATGACCGGCGTGGTGGTGCCGACCGTGACCGACGCCGCCGCAGCGTTGTAAAACTTGAGGAACAGCACAGCCGCAGACAGGTTCATGACGATGCCGCCGTAGAACGTCGCGGCGGCCGCCTTGACTTCTTCCTCGCTCTCGTCGAGGTCGATGCTGCGGAAGATGCTCGCGCCGCCAGTCGCAATAGCGATCGGCTGCACAGGCATGGGCGATGCGGCGCTCACGTCTGTCGCGCTGCCGTCCGCGCCGTGCTGCACTTTAACGCGCTGGTGAAGGACGCTCGAGATGTCGTCCGCCGCGAATGTCGCTGCGCCGATTGCGTAGTCGTCTGCCATTTATCCAACTCCGGTAAGTGTTCGGTTGCGGTTGAGTTTTCCAGACGATCCGCCGCCAATCGTCGGCCCGTCCGTAAACGTCGGCGAGCCGTAAGCCGTCAGGTCGTGGCTGTTCTCGTCGTCGTCGTCGTCGTCAATCAGCGGCCAGTACGCTTGCAGGTTCGCGCCCTGTACGGCTGTCGGAAGTACGCCGTTGCCGCTGTTCCAAAGGCTGGTGACATTGGCGTCACTGAACGCCACGTCCCACATCGCGGCGTATGCGACAGCGCCGGATAGAAACTGATCGTCTGATCCATAGGCACGTACGCCGATGGTCGTTTCGTCAACGGTTGCGAATGCGTCGGCATCCGTCAGCGTGGCTTTGCTGCCGCCATCCAGATAGACGGTCGACGTGATCTCGCCGCCGCCATACTCAAAGACCGCAACGCCAAGGTGCCACGTTCCGGTCGAAAGGGTGGATGTCGAGATCGCGGTATTGCTCGCCGATCCTTGGCGATGCTGTGCATACAGATTGCCGCTGTCGCTAATCACCATGCGTATCCAATGCCCCGACGCATCCGATGCCCCAAATCCCATAACGTGCTGAGTCATCGCCGTCGTGTCGACTTTAAACCAGCACGCCATCGTGATAGGCGCGTCCGTCAGTACGGTGCTCGCGCGGCGTAGGTATTGGCTTGAAGCATCGTCGAACAGTCTTGCCATTGTTATTTCTCGCGCGACTCGTAAGCGTCAACGTATTCGGCTGCAAAATCCGCGCCGGCGGTCCCGTTAGCGATCATGCCGCACACCACGTCGAACAGGTCGCCGCCGGTCACGCAGACAATCACCGCGTCAGCATTGGCCGCATGACCTCGCTCACGAAAGTAGGCAAGTTGGTCATGAATGCCCCATCCGCCGACCGCCGCGTTCATCGCGTCGACATCAGCGAGCCGCGAAAGCTGCGCGGTCATGGTTTCGTGATTTTCGATGTACGGACCCATCAGCACGGAGTCGCCAACAAAGAGCAGCCGCAACCCGTCGCCGTTCGCGCCGCCACCTTCGCGGAATCCGTTCGCGTCGGTTGTGAACCGCCATGCGTGATCCATGCCCAGCCCGATGTATCGGTCCTGATTCGGTGCAGCAGGCCCGCACACCCGCGACGCCTTTGCGTTGCGTCGCGGAATGTCGCCGATTCGGCCCTGCACGTTCGACGCGAGCAACGCCATCGCTGCGGGGTTCAGGTGCGAGTCGCCTTCGATCAGCATGTCATCGGATCGCACGCCGTCGAACGCACCCGCAAGCCGCCAGAACTGGACGCCCATCGCCGACGCCTTGCCAGACACACGCGCCGCGAACGCCTCGCGGGGGTATCGTGGGCGGTCCCATTCGCCGTTGGGAATGTACGCAACGATTGGCACCGCTCCGGACGCGCGAATCTCGCCAATCAATTCGGCCAGTTGGTTTTCGTACTCGACGATTGAAGCCTCGACCATTGCGGCCCCGCGATCAGAACGCAGAACGCGAATCGCAATCTCGCGGCCCTCACCAGTTTTCAATGCTTTGATTGGGTCGCTTGCTTCGCCCATCGCCATCACTTGATTCGCCAAGTCGTTAATGCCCGCCCTTGTGTAGCTCGCCGCGACGAATCCGTGCGCAGCCTGTTGCGACAGTTCATAGACAGCGACAGGCACGAACAGCGTCAGCAAAACCGCCCACGTCCAGACGCGCGAACGTCGTGCATCAGCACTCGAAACCGTGGGGACTTTTAGCTCCATACCTTCGTTCAT